ACTGCTGCAATCTTTTCATCTTCCTTTTGTTTTGCAACCTTTGAAAGTTCAGCCGCTAACTCATTTATCTTTTTTTCTAAGTCTGCTTTTTCGCCTTTGTTTCCGCTTGTGCTTTGCTTTTCTTTTAGCTCTGCAATCTTTTTAACGGTCTTTTCAAATTGTGAATAGGTAGATGTGTCGGCTAATACTTCGGCTTTCATTCCATCGTCAAATCCGTACTCATCAAAAAAAGCAGCAATCTTTTTATTTATTGGATCAAGTGCATTTCCGTAAAAATGTTTTTTTAACTCAGGAGAATTTTTTGCTTCTTCTTTAGTCAATACATTTTTGTTAATTTTTTCAATCAAAGAATCCGATATTTGAATTTTTGACAAATCAGATTTAGAGAGTAAATCAATCAAGTCTGTGTCTTTGGTATCAATCCCTGCTTTTTCGCATAATTGAACAAAATAATCTGTTATAATCATTGTTTTTTTGTATTGGTTAGTAATTATTTTCCGCAACCTTTACAGCCGCCTTTGGGTTTTTTAACTGGATATTTCATAACTATTTTTTTAAGGTTTCTTTTTTGGTTGTTTCCTTACTTTCCAATACTGCCAAGCGTTCCATTAGTGCTTGGTTTTGGCTCATTAGCATAGCCATTACATCATTTGATTGTTGGCTTACTTGACCTTTCTTTTTAGGTGGGTTTAAAATTTCATGGGCTTCATAAATCCCTAACTCTGCGGCATCGTGCAAACTTAATTCTACTTCCTCAATCAAAAACTTTTCTCTTTTTTCGTTTGAAAGTTTCTTTTTGTGTTCAGAATAAAAGTCACGATTTGTTTTGTTTAAAGGAACATAATTAACTATTCCTTTGGTGTCTGTAATCTTTAGCCTCATAAATGTAGGCTCTTTTGTTTGTGTCATAAATTATATTTATAAGTTTTGCCAAAGTTATTGATATTATCTATAAGTACAAATTAATTTTTCCCAATTGACTTTCTAATTGATTGAGGCACTAAGTATGTCGGGATTGCATACGCTTGATGTCCGCAGTTGTAACCGCCTCGATATATTGCAAAGTTGCTTGTGTTAGTATCGTCATACATACCTTGTGGCAATCCTGTTTTATCGTATATTTGACCTTTCATCTCTTTAAACTCTGCAAAGTTTCCTTTTATTATTTGTGCCAACTCTGACCTATGATAGTATTCTTTTTTTGTTAGTGCCTCGCAAAATGTACGAGTAGTTTTGATGTTACTTCCTACATACCTATACCATTCCCATCCTAAATCTAAACTTGTAATTTCGTTTACTTGTGCATTGTATTGGTTTAAGGCATCGGTTGTTATCTGTTTAGTAAACTTTACAAAACTGCCATCAATAGGCCCTGCATCTGAACTATATCCATTTATGTAGTTGTTAAGTTCACCACTTAACTTAGAGTAGCTTCCTCCCGTTGTTACATAGGTATTTATTATTTCACGAACTGGATTAATAAAGTTTGATTGCAACCCTGATTCAGTAAGTCCATCAATAACTAAAGATACTGACTGCTTCCTTACTTCATCAATAACTTTTGATGGAGTAAATTTTGATTCTATTGCCTTAAAATAATTGTTGTTTAGTTTTGTTACTAAGTCATACAATTTACTAAACTTTGCAACCGCTTCTAAGTAATCAGTATCGTCTAAAATTATTGTTTCAATCTCGTTTTTTAAACTGCCAAGTAACTTAACATTTTTAACCGTGTTGGTTATTGTTTCACCTTGTACAGATAACTCTTTTTGGAATAATAATAGCTTATTGTAGATACGTTCTTGAATTTTAGGTATTGCTTCTTGAAAGTCAATTATCCCTTTGTCAATCGCTTCTAAAATAGCTTTTATTTCTTTATCTCCTTTAGTTGCCATTAAGTCAATTTAGTTACTTTGTCTAATTCTGCTTCGCTTGAAATAATTGCAGGTGTTCCCAATTGTGCTTTGGCTTGTTCGTATGTTAAACCAAATCTATCCATAACCATATTAATTGCAGCTTCTAAATCATAGACTCCACTTGATACTGCTTTTACAATTTCAATAATTCCCGTTAATCCTCCAACGGTATATTTTAAATCGGCAGGGCCTTTGCCTGAATCATTAGCAGTTAATGTATCTAATCCAAATATTTTAGATGCTAATATTTCTTTAGTATTAATATCTTTTAATTTTTGATTTGCATAGTCATACAATACTTTTGATTTTTGGTCAATTGTTTTACTTTGAAAATCTTTATTTTCTTGATATGCTTTTGCAATAAAATCTTGAATATAAGTTGAAATAATATAATCTTGTTTTGATGCACCCTTGTTAGATATTATCAATGCTTTTTCTTCTGCTGACAATCCACTCAATGGGTCTAAATTCATTGCATCAATTTTTATATTTTGCAATGTAGGGTCGTTAGGGAATCTTTTTTTAATAAATTCAATTTCCATTTCTGAAAGTACTGAATCATTTAATCCTGAATCTTTTGCCGCCTTTATTTCTTGAATTAAAAAATCTGAACTAAGGATGTCAAATGTATTTGGCACAATAACGATTGGACACATCATTTTTATAATGTCGTTGCTGTAAATTTGGTTATACCTCCACACCGCAACATAGTAAGCACTAAATTCTATTATTCGGCCTAAGTCCTTAGCAATTGCATAAAATGTATTATTTGTTTCATCTCTATCGTAAGCCTTAGATACTCCGCTAACAGCAGCAGGAATAACCTCCAAAAACTGCATATTAATAGCACTTAATGCCCTATTCCTATGTCTGTCAATTCTTGCATCTTGCAACTTAGCTATCTCAGTATCTTTTTGAACGTAGCCCATTGGAGGTGTTGGTGCTGCCGTTTCACCCATATTAACCTTTGCAGGTCTTATTCTTAATGGTTCATAAGGACTAAAAGAAACATAACCACCTTTACAACTGCTATTAGTACAAGGCACTTTCTGTTGGTCTTTCATTAAATATCCATTGCCATTACAAGTACCACACTCCTCACTTTGATAAATCCATTGTTGACTATGGATGTGCATAACTATCTCAGCTTGTAAGTCTGAAAATTCAACCGTTGCAACATTTAACCATGGCAACATCGCCTTTAATCTGCTTTGGTATTCAGTTCCTAAATCCTCTGTGGACTCTACTAAACCTCCCAATCTAAAAAAACACGCCTCCCCACTTAAATTAGGGATAGACTTTTCAATTCTCCATACACCTCTTTTATCCATTACCCACTTTGCCCATTGAATTTTATCTACTGAGTAAAGTTCTCTTGAATGTTCACCTCTATAAACAAAAGATTCTCCTTCACTAAAATAAATGATTTTATCGGTGTTGATTATGTATGGATGTGGCTCAATATAATTAGTGTTGTCTTCGTTTCCTTCTTCTGTTATAGGTTGATATCCCCAAATTAAACAAATGCCATTAGCATCAATTATATACTGCTTTAGCAATGTGCTAAAAGTATAGTTCATTATTGACTGCTTTCCTTTAAAATCTGTTTCTAAATACTCTGGCAATTTTTCGCCATCTGCAATTTGTGTAAATTCTTTTTGGTCGGGATATTTGATGAAAAATCCATCGGCTCTGTGAATCTTATTTAAGGAAGCTAATACCCTATCAAATACTTCTTGAAATACGGGTTGATACGTTTTTTCACGATACTCTTTAACCATTTGAGCTTCGTTTGGCCTACGTTCATCAATTAGCTTTTTAGGATATTCGTTGTCTGAATAGTATTTAAAGTTTGTATATTCCTCATCCTCCATGTGAGGTTTTTTATAAATCTCTGCTATTGCATTAGCATCAATTATTTTGTAGTTTTTTTCTAATTCCATTTTAGTAGGTATCTAACCATTTTTATTTATTGTATCGCATAATTATGCAAAATACTTTTACATATTTGACCTATTAGCATCCCATTTTTTCTTTTGTTGTGCCTTTAAAACATAGTGCATATTAAACATTTTACTATAAATTGTTGTCAATATATCGTAACTTGTTCTTTGGAGTTCTGATATTGCATTGCCTCCAATACTTAATCCGCAATAACCATCATCTCGCATATCTTTAATCCTTTTTTGGTTTTTGGAATCTTGATTATACCAATAAATAGGGTTGTAACCTTCTAAATGTGGCTTTGTGTTTGTTTGAGCCATCGATATAAATAAAGGCAATTCATCAGCAACACATCCTGCAAAGTTTGTAGGTTGTACTTTTAATGTTTCAAAGTTTTCTGCCCATTTAGCCATTGCTGGTTGACCTTTTTTCCACCATATAAATTCTGAATGTATTTCATAAATTTCTTTATCTTCTAAGTTGTATTGTTTCACAACTTCATTCATATCTGCCCAAATAGAAAACTTATTGTTTTTGCCTTTGTTTTTTATTGTGAAATCTAACTCTTTTAATTTTTCAATTTCATCATTTATAACAAAGTTGTTGATTAAAATAACATCGGCATCAATAAACAAAGTGTAATCATACGGAGTTAGTTCATCCATGTGTGCTTTAGCTTTAATGTAGCACGTTTCATTATCTTTTAATGTATAGCAATGTTTTGGAATCTCTTTTATTTCTGTAAACAATGCTTTATAATTATCATCTAACCTACTAATTGTATCGGTTTGAGTAATTAATGTAATTGGTAAGTTGCAATTGTTTGCACGAATTGACATTGCTAAATTTGCTGCCATACTTCCATAGTTTTTATGGCCTATGGCGATTAAAAGTATTCCTGTGTTCATATTATCCACAATTATTATTTATTTCGTTAAATGGTGTTTCATAGACTTGAAAATCTGCTGGCCATACATTCATCCCTTGCATAATACTTGGAAAGTCTTGGTTGTATTCGTTTTCAAAAGTACACTCTAATTGATAGTCTGTTGATGTTGCTATTAGCACGGTGTCGTGGTTCAATGCAACTACTAACTTTTGATGCAATTCCTCAGTCAAAAAATCTGTAACAAACTTATATTTCTTTGCTAATCGTGCAAATACTTTTGTTCTTTCTCCATTGCTTCTAACGTATGTTTTTTGTTCAATGTCAAAGGCAGGATTAGAAGCATACATTGGAAGTCTAATTGCATTTCTTCTATTTTCAGCATTGGGATAATAAAATCCAAAAGCATCCTCATTGTTAGTGTAAGTAATCCTACTTGTAAAGCATTTATCAACTGAGTATTTAAAACAAGTTATTGATTCTATTGACAAATATGCAGGTGGTTCATCTTTTAAAAAATTAAATTGTAATGTAAAGCAATCTCCATCATTCAATCCATTTAATAAACTTGAAATGTCAAATTGCAAAAACATTATGTAAGTATTGGTTGATATTGTTGCAATATCCTTGCCCACTGTTGAAATTGTGGTCAATCCGCTACTTGTTTGCCTCCTTACTTGAAAAGCACTTAACAAATCAGCTGAGGTTGCATAATCATTTGAAATAACTTTAAACTGAAACTTTAAATCTCCTGCTTCACATATTGGTAAACAAGTATCAACAACAACTCCGCAATCATTGTCAGTAATAAATTCTTGCTCATTAAATCTTACAAAGCTATTCTGTAAATCTATAAGGCTTGTGGCCATTATTCCATAATTGCGTGGAGCAGCGTAAACTTTGCCATTCCTTGATTCGGGTCATAAGTAGCGGTTAATAAATAACCATTAAATGTAATATCGTTGCATTCAAATGAATAAATATTTTCATAAATGTCAACCAACATTTCATTCATAAATTGATTCATTGTCAAAGGTATTGAAAATTCATAAATAATTGGCAAAAAATAAGGTGCTGCATTTGCACTTACATCAAAATCTGCTGTTACTATGTTATCATTTTCGGCTATTGCTGCATCCTCTAAATCACATTGCCCAGTCATTCTACCACTTGCAATAAAGTTACCGTTTGATGAATTAAATACTAATTCTTGAGGTGAATAAAGGCACAAACGATTAAACCAATTTAATAAATTTCTAATTGGTGTTAATCTGTAATTGTATCTTGTTGATGGACTTACAATATTTGTTGGAGATGTTACTCCTTGCACTGCATTTGAGCCATCAATGTTTATTACAAATGTATCACTATCATATCTCCAATCGCTTGAAAATGGACTTTTTCGCCTTGTTATCTCAATGGTATATCCTGCGGTGATAAATTGGCTTACTAAGTCAAGTGTTTTATCTGAATTACTGCCTTGTCTTGAATACTTTCTCATTGTATTCATCTCGTCAAGTCCATTGTACTCTTCAGATTCCCACTTGCTATAACCTACATTTACTTTCCCAAATAAAAACTCTTTTGCATGGCTAATCTTTACTTCATCAACTGCTCCTAACGATATTGTATTTGTTTGTTGATAGAACTTTTTAGCCTTATCAATTATTAAGTCGCTGCCAGATATTCCCCAACCTAAATTAAATATTTTTGAGGTGTTTCTAAATAGATTTTCCCAGCTAAGGAATAGGTTGCTTGTATCGGGTTTTCTTCTTAACTTTAAACCATTTGTTAAAATATGGTCAGCCATACATTCATCATTGCATTGTACATCGTAGCAATCTCCTACAAGTGCTGTTGGCAAAAATTCAAATGTATCTTTTAAGTTTACCCCTTTGATAGTTGTGTCAGGGCAACTTGTGTTTATTGCCATTTCTACATAAGAACCTGCATCATATTGCCAATCAAACTGCATACTTTTACAATCTTCATTTACTCCATCAGGAGTACCATAGTTAGTTTCAAAAACAACAAATAACTTTCTTGTATTTGCAAAGCTTGGAGGTGAATAGTTGGCATAAGAAAAAGGAATTGATACAGGAGTCATATCATCAGGAATTGCATACGATGTAGTTAACATATTAACTGAATAAATCAAATTTATATTATTAACAACGTCTAATTCATATAATTGATAATCTATACTCACAATACTTGCATCAAGTGTTGATTGAACTACAATAGTTCCACTAATGTTAACATCTAAACTAAACTCATAACCTCTTTCAAGACATAACTCGGTTAAGTTAATATTTTCTAAATCTCTTTCCCAAATAGTATAAGCTAAAATTTCATCAGTTTCCCAATTAGGTTGATCATTCATTTGTTCTGTTGCACATTCAAATGTTTCTCCCGTTGGGCTGAGAAAATTAAAAGCAGGTATTTCTTGAATTTCAGTAACTCTTAATGCTAAAGAATGATACAACCAACCAATAGCAGGAAAGGCATCAAAGTTTCTTGTTGATAATGTAATTGACAATTGATAGGTTAAACTTGGGTCAGGAACTGCCCTATTCCTAATAACTATATCTTGACCTCCCAATGTAATATCTACCTCTGCAAGTGGTGTTATTTCGTTTCCATCTATATCCGTTGTAGTTGCTAAGTCTATATCTTGCGACATCCTCACCATTAAATCATTCAAACAACTATTGGCATTTACAGCAATCTCAATCATACACATATCACCACAAGTTCTCTTATAGGTATTAAAATCGAATTTAAACGTATCTAACAACTGATATGCCTCTGATTCACATTGATACTCTACTTTTAAAAAAGCTATTGAATCTGCTCCCGTAGTATCATAAATTGACTTTAATAATACATAGGCATCCTCAATAAATTGAAAGTCTGTATTCTCAATGGTCTTAATAATTCCATGATTCTCAAAGTTTCTTGTTAATCCAATTGTTAATCCATCCCATCCAATAGGCTCAATAATAATCGTTTCATCTAAGTTACTTTCAATTATTGTAAACTTCCAATTCATTTCCTAAATTTTTTATTTAGATACTCATTCTTGCCATTCTCAGTAATCAAAAATTTTCTGAATCCACTTTCATCCATATTTATGTTTGTGGTGCTTTTGTTTTTGCTGAATAACCTATCTAACTTATCATAGTCAATGGCTACTGAACTATTAACATACACTGGGCTATTATAATCGTGAGAAATATTGTAGTTTCCTTTTGATGCCTCCAATAATAATTCATTGGCAATACTTGGGCTTACCTTTTTATCAAAGATTAAATCTAAGGCAGGGAAATAGCTTTCTTTTGTCTTTGTAGGGATAACCATTTCTCCTTTGGATAGATAGGCAAGTATTGAATCGCTTGTATCTGTTCCCGGGCCTTCAACTCCTTTTGTTCCTTTGGCAAACTTTGGTATCGGTTGATTCTTGATGGATGCAATTTGTAAGGCTGTCAATGTTGCTATTCCTACTGCGGCAATACTTGCTGAAATCGGATCCATTGTTGCGTATGCCTTTGTAATTGCTATTGCTCCATTGATACTTGCTTGAACTACATCCGCTTGTCTTTGCTTTCTTGCCGCCTCAGTTTTTATTCTTGCTATTTCTCTTTGGGTATTCCTCTCGATTGCTTGTTGCTGTGATGCTGAAAGCTCACGACCTTCTAATTGTTTGCGTTGTTCTTCTTCTGCTGCGGCAACTTTTAAATCTGTTTCTTGTTGGAGGTTTTGTTCAATTTGGCTAAAGGCAAATGAAGCAGTATTTTCCAATATCTGTATGGCTGTCTGCTGTGCTAATTGCCTATACTCTTCTTCTTTCTTTGCCTTTTCTTCTAAGTATTTTGTATCAATATCAGTTTGCTTTTTCTTTAAATCCTCGTAATCCTTTAACTCTTTTTCTACTTGGGCATAGATTTCTTCGGAAGTTTTATAACGACCTTCTGATGCAATCCTGCTGTATATTTCATCAATTTCAAGACTGCTTTTTTGATATTCTTTTTGAATGTCTAACTGCCTATAGTAATTCTTTTTGAGTTGTGAGGTTGAATCAACATCCTCCATTGCTCTTTTGTTGGCTTCTTCTGTGGCTTTGGCTTCTGCCTCTGCTCTTTTTCGTGCTTCTTCTTCTGCCTTTTTTAAGGCTTCTGCGTCTGCTGTTGCTTTTACTTTTGCTTTTTTCTCTTGTTGGTCTTTTAAATCTTTCTTTTCCTTTTCATCCCACTTTTTATTTATTTCATCCCTTTGCTTATTATAAAGTTCAAAATTAAGCACTGTTTCTGCATCAAATGACGCTTGGCTTTGACCTGTTTCTTTTCTTGCCTTTTCTCTTTGTTTAAACTCATAATCATAGGCAATCTTCAAGGCATCTAACTCACCTTTTTTATTTCCTTTTAATAACTCTAATCGCTTTTGCAATACTTTTTCATAAACATCTTTATCCTTTTCATACATCTTGGATAATCTTTCCTGAATCTGTTTAGTTGATTGCTCTGTGGTATTCATTTCAACAACTAAATAGGCAAGTCCTGCAATTAACAAAGATATGCCACCCGTTGCCATTGCCATTGATGCAGTAATTTCTACTCCTAATGCTTTACTTGCTACTGCTGCAACTTTTTCACTCGCTGCTAAGGCATAATTTTTTACAATTCCCTCACCCGTTGCCAAGTTTGCCAACTCCTGAACACCTTGCAGTAAAGCCATTGCACTTTGAGTTTTTAGCAATGTCTTTTCAAGTTCCTTATTTTCACTACCCAACAAACCCATTGCACCTGTAACAACTGAAACACCTCCAGCTAATCCTCTGAATCCTTCAACTACTGCATCAATCCTCTTTGTGTCGCTTGATAATGCCTTAATCTTTTGATTTACATCGCCTAAATGGTCGGTAAGTTCTGCCGCTCTCTTTGTGGCTTCAGATAATTGTTTTGCATCCAATCCACCACTTGCAATCTGTGTTTTTAATTCTTTTAACTCTTGTTTTAGGGTTTTGCTTTTCTTTCCTGCCCCTTCCATCTCCTTACCCATTTCAGCAAAGTGTTCAGCAACTCCTTCTAATATTCCTGCTTGAATTTCTGCTTTAATACTTGCCATTTCATCACCAAAGTTTCCTGCTTCCTTTGTTGTGGCTTTTAATGTGTTAAGATATTTGGCTTGGGATTGATTTATTTCATCAATCTTTCTTGCATCTTCCTCAGTAATCTTTCCAATAAGTTTTAGTTGTTCAACCGCAGGTTGTAATCCTGTGGTGTCGGCAGTAAACTTGATAATTACGTTTTCCACTATTTCTTATTAGCGGTTCTATTTAGTTGTTGGCTCTTCGCTTCGTTTGCGAAAAAAAAGAAATCGTACAAATTTAATGAATTTATTTGAAATGTTGGTGGAAGAAATTTCATTACTATTAATTTCAATCGTTCTCGGCTTTCAATTCCTCCTCTAACAGAATCAATGAATGAGCCACTTTCTGCAAACTTTCTATTTTGTCCACCACCCTCAAATACGTTAGGGAACTGTCTGCGTATGTATTTAAAAACGGTATCAATTTCTTTAAAGGTTCGTGCAAAAAAAAACCATCTCCATATTTTTTCCAACTTTCAATCTTATGCTTATTGTATTCGTGGTCGTATCTCAATACGCTTTCTTTGTCATCAATAAAGGCTACTGAGGCAACCTTATAGATAATCTCTGGGCTTATGATGTATTTCAATCGTTCTTCAAATCGTGCTATCTCAATGAACATATTTTTTAAGTCCAAAGATTTACCATTCTTTACCTCAGTGCATTTTTTCATTACTTCGATGTGATTGAGAATGTAATCTCTTGTAACTCCATTTTGAAGTTCTTCAAAAAATATTAAGGCATCCAATCCACGTTGGAATGGCATTGAATTTTTATCTTTAAACTCGTAGTATTTTACTTTATTACATTCAAATGCAAACTCTAAAGTAAATCCATCCTTTACGATTACATTAGAACTCGGTGCTAAGTTCTGTAATTGCTTTTTTATCGCTCCAAACATTATTTATTTTTATTTGATATTGGTTTAATTTCTTGTAAACTTTTACTTCTGTTGATCCGTTTGCAAATCTATGATATTGGTTGTTGCCTTGGCATCCACAAGAATGCCCTTGAGCAACAAATCCATTATTGTTTAAGATTAGCAACCAATTCATTTAATCTCGGTAAATTATTGAGGTTAATATTTTATTAAGCCCACTCAAAGCTATACAATAGGCAAACATCCAAAAGTAACCGTAAGGCTGACCATCGTAAACAAAGAAAGCAAATGGAAATCCATAGAGTAGTATCATACAAGGAGGGCAGTTATAAAGTGGCTTTGTTATCCAAAACCATTCATCGCCAATGAACTTTTCAAATCGTTCTGTTATGGGCTTAAAAATCATTCCTTCCCCTGCAAAGATGTTGTGAATACCAATTATTGCAAGTGAGTTAAAAAAAAGTAACATAAAGACTTGAAATGCCTCAATCTTTGTGTTTAGAATCCATAGTTGTTCTTCCATTGTGTTGTTTATTTTGGTTTTTATGAGCAACAAGGCACATTTTCTGTTCTTATTGCTGCATCTATTAATACCTTAGTAAAGTTTAAAACTATTTGAGAATAATCATTTTCACATAGTGTTAAAATAACTGGTGTACATAGGTCAGTTAATTCAAATATCTGAACTATTATCTCTCCCGTTCCATCGTTCCAAAATCCACTCAACAATCCATCTTTAGATAGTGATAGAGTGCCTCCTGCATTAGTTGTTAGCCTTGTCTTTAAGACCATCCCATTGGCAAAGGTAAACCTTACTTCATAAATTGTTGTTGCCTCTAAATCTAAGTTTAAGGCGATGAAATCAATACATCCCGGTACATCTTGTTTGTATGTTGCGTTGCAATTAAGTAGTGCCATATTTTATCTTTTTATTCCCCAAAAGTACAAATCTTGAGGAAATTCTAATCGTGTTTTAAATTGATAAATTAAAAAGTCTTTTTCAAAGTTAAAGTTGCCAAAGAAATTGCCCTCAGTTAAATTCATGTAGTAATCTTCCCAATCTTCGGCTTTACTTGTAAATGGTGAATCGCTTGGCGATGTTCGTTTTGTTCCGTGTTCAGGTCTGCCTGTGGTTGCACAAGTAAATAAAAATAAACCTCCACTCTTTAATAGATTGTCGATTACATTTCTTACCGTTTCTCTCCAATGTTTATCGTGTTCAAAGCATTCAGTAGAAATAACAACATCAAATTTGTGGTTCTCAGCAGGTTTAAATTCGTGGCCTTTGCAAACAATATCAACATTCTTACCTTCTCCAATATCAATGCCAGTGTAATCGTAATTCTCAAATAAATATCGGTTGTTTCCATTAATATCTAAACTACCAATATCTAAAACGCTAACTCCTTTAAAAAAGTCAGGCATAAATTCTTTAACTGATTTGCAGAAGTTTATTTGCTCTTGATGGGCCATTATTTATATTTTTCGGTAAATATTTTATAATCTTCTGCTTGTATAAGTCCAAATTCAGGAAGTCTTGTTGTGGTGCTTATATCACTTTCAATCTTGCATCCGTATAGCTTCTTGGCTTTGCCTTTAGCGTATTTGATTAGGTAGTCATCACCACAAGCAATCTTTAACTCAAATGGAATATCTACATAGTTAGATTTGTGGATGAACATTGCACATCCATATCCATAGGGTCGTTCAACTACATCGGTAAGGTTCATTGATACGGATTGTTTTAAGGCATAATTCTCAAAACACATACCAACTACTCCAACATCTGTTAACTTATCGTTTAAGAAGCTAAAAACATTAGTGTCAATTAGGATGTCATCGTTAAGGATGGCAATGTTATCATTGTCGGCAAGTTTAACTCCATAATTCCACGACTCATTTACAAATAAATTTTCAACCCTTTTATCAATATAAAGTTTGGTGTTGTAAATCAATAACTCTTTTTCTAACTCGCTTCTTTCATTTGAAATTATAGTTATATCATTTACCAACTCGCAATCAATTAGCGATTGAATTAATGGCTTTATCTTGTCAGATTTCCAAAGGGTAGGTATGATTACACTGAACATAACACTCTATTATTTAATTGGCTTTGTAATTCTTGTATTTTGTTCGCTAACTTTTTAAATGTTTTTTTTTCTTTAAGTTCATGTAACAATAAAGCTTCGTTTATACCTTTAATACCTTTTGCATGAAATTTTGTACATTGAACATCTATACAATCATTAGTTGAGTATGTAAAGTAATTTAAATAAAGGCGTTCTGTTACTTTTTCGTTTTTTTTATAAACTCCCAATTCTAACCTTTTTTCGTACATTTCAATAATATCCTCAATTTCGAAAGAATTATTGGCATCAAACATTTTTACTTCTTTTATAAAATCTATACTATAAGTAAATCTATCATTAACGTACATTACTAAATCACCTTTTTTTAAAATAGGCTTTTGTTTATAAAATGTTATTGTTAAATTTTTGTGCTTAATTGTTTTCATAGTTTTTAATTGTTGTTTGCAAACTTACTAATTTTTTTTAATCTCTAACCAAAAACTTTGAACAAAATGTATTACAAGCGTATCTAAAAGTATCTAAGGCATCGGATTGTTGGGCAGGGTCGTTTCTATCTGCTTTCTTAATTGAGCCATCAGGCAACACCGTAACATTCTCAAAGTCGAATTGCAATGGCTTTGTGTTGTCCTTATCCAATAGAACATTCCCTCTACTCAATAAGCTATTAACCAATACTCGGTTATCCGCTAATCTCGGATTAACTACCGGCACCATCATTTGATTATTTGATAGATTTAATTTGGCTCTGATTATCTTGTAATAGTTCATATTGTCTTGAACCATCGCTGAGGTAGATGAACCACTTGCATCGCCAGTAACCAAGTAAAGTGTGTTTCCATACTTGGTCTTAATCACATCGCAAAGTTCATAAATATCTGAATTAGCAAGTTTAATCGTTTCGATTACTCGAATAGTGTCAAAGGATGGTATTTGTAAAACTGAGCAACTAATTGGGTTTTTGTTAAAGTCAAATGATAAAATTATCTCTAAGTTTTTTAGTATCTCAACTTTCTGCAAATGTTTATTAGGCTCAAAAGCATAAGCCCATAACATAGTGTCAAGGGTAACATCCTCAGCCAGATACTCACAATTAAAGTACATCGGATCAAGTGTTGCCTTTGCTGAATCTATCTCTTGAGCATCCATAAATGGGTTGTCGTATGTTGTAAACTTCCATCCTTGCCATTCGTGTTGATACTTTTCATCGGTTGACCTTTTGAACAACTCTTTAAAGTAAGTCTTACCGAATTGAGGTGTAGATAAAAACCAACAATCCCCAATGTAATCTGTTAGGGTTGCTCTTATTGTTCCGTTCCAAGCGGTTTTAAGTTTTTTAGCTTTTTCGCACTCGTCAATAACTACTCGTTTGTATTTTCGACCTCTACCAGAGTCGGGTTCATCTAATGACCACATATCAATAACACCTCCCGTTATCAATCTAATTTGCTTTAATTGTTCATTCTTCTGCTTGATGGCATCGCCAAGTATTTTGACAATGTCAATCCAAAAGTCATTAAGGTCTTTGTATGTAGGGCAGAAATAAGCTACTGGAAATCCATCCAATGCAGGTTCAATAATTAGTTCTTTGGCTATGGAGGTCTTTCCAAATCTTCTACCACACTTCAAAACATTGAATCGCCTTTTTGTTTGCATAATCAACTCTTGGTTGATATGCCTTTTTTGGAGTTTAATTATTACCTCACTCACGGACTACTTTTATAAGTAAATCACTTTTACTTTCAATGTCTGCTTTTATGTCTGTTGGAATTAGCTTGGCAGCAATCTTATAAAATTCAGTTGTGTTGTTTCTACCCCAAATTAATAAATTTGCTTTTGGGTCTGCTTGTAGCTTTTCAAATACATCAAAAACTACTTCTTTAACTGATTTAGTTATTTTGTTTTTTGCTCCTTTCGGTTTTCCCGAATTGCCTTTCTCAAATTTTGCCATTCGTATTTAATCGTATTTATCGGCTATTGCCATTGTGCAAATATACAAATTATTTAATTGTCAAATCTGTTTCCCAAACTTTTAGAATTTCTTTGGCCTTAGCCCGGAATATGTTTTTTTTTGACTGAGGCACTCGAAAACGGAGAACTTCTGTAGGCTCTCCGTATTTTTGTTTTGCTCCTGCTCCTTTTGGGTTTTGGGTTGTTTTAGTTTACATTTTATAAATTAAATAATTTTTTTAATTGTTCTTTAAATTTATCATTTGCCTCAATTCCTTTTTCTGTTGCCATTCCATCTCTAAAAGTTGGTGTTCTTTCTAAAATAGCGGTTAAATTTTCAACTTCTTTTGCTATTACTTTTGCTTGCTCATCAACAATTAATTGAAATTTGCTTGTAGAGTTGTCTAAATCTGCAAATGAAATATAACCGACTAATTCGTTTTTTGAAACCTCGCAATCATTTATTGTTGTCGAAAACCCTTTCAATGTCCAAATACAAGAAGCAACTCTACCCCAGTGGTTAGATTGTCTGACAACCCCTTCTGTCGTGTACCAAT